GCGTGCGATCACCTGGAGAAGTGTACATGGGGGAGGTAGGGCACCAACGGTTGAGCTACCTCCGCCGAGCGGTGGAGGCGTCTCTCACGCAGGAGATCGTCGGCCTGGAAGACGAAGTGGGGCCGATCTCCGACCTGGACCGCTTCCTGGTCCTCATCCGGCTGGCCGTTGTCGCTGCCGTAGACGCAGGGTTGTCACTGGACTCTTTCGGTGACTACGTGCAAGCTGAGGTGTACCGATTGGTGCCTGTCGTCATCATCACCGGAGGCCCCCCGATCGAGTCTTAGTTTTTTGCCCGGACTGATTGACAGACTGGTCCGAGGTCAGTAGATTGCAGACATCGCCCTTGAGCAAGGCGGTCCAGTCCCGGCAGCATCGCCGGCCACACACCACACACGAGAGACATCAACATGGCGTTGTCCGCCCTTCTGTTCGGCCCTCCGGGGGCCGGCAAGACCACATCGCTGGGGTTCTCCTTCCCCAAGGCGCACTTCATCGGTCGTGCGATGACCCCTGGGCAGTATCCCGAGGGCTTGCAGTCCATCGTGAGCACCTGCGGGTACAGCGACTTCACGTTCCACCACGCGGAAGACCTGGAGGCTGCGCGCAAGATCGTGAAGTCTCTCCCCAAGGGAAGCATTGTCGTCTTCGATGACTACTCTGACCTGGCTCGGATGACTGTCCGCAAGTCCAAGAAGAAGTTCAAGAACGGCTACGATGTCTGGGACAATGTGATCGACACAGCCCTGGACCTCTTCGTGGACCTGGGCCCGCACTCGATCGCTGTCTTCAACTGCTGGCTGAAGCGGGCGAACGCAGACAAGGGCACCCCTCGCGGCCCCAAGCTGGTGGGCCAGTTGATCGAGGAGGTCCCCGCCAAGTGTCAGATGGTCTTGGAGGCCACCTACCAGCCCATGCGGAAGCCCTGGCCTTGGGCCTACTCGGTGAGTCCCTCTCCCTTGGACATCACCAAGGATCGGCTGAACTTGGTCTACCCGATCTCCCCCGCCCCCATGAACCTCGCGGAGATCTTCCGCGCTCGGGGCGTCGCGCTCCCCTACAAGTACGACTGGCAAGAGAAGCTCACGGGACAGGTCTTCGACCTCCTGGCGGCTTCTCCGAACCCGGAGACTGAGCGGGCTGGGCTGAAGAAAGCCATGGAGGCCCAGGGCCTCGACCCCTTCCAGCAGGCCTGGGTTCTCCGCGACGCCTACGACCGGCTGACCATCCAGGTCTCCCTGGCGAAAGCGGCCTCGGGCCAGTCCAACAACCTTTTCTGATCCCACACGCGGCCTCGGCGTTTCCAGAGGTAATCCCACACACCCACAAGAGAGGTCCACATGGATCCCAACTTCTCCTTCTCCCTGAACCTCGCTGGCATCCAGGCTGCCGGCGGTGGCGGTCCCCAGCTCGATGAGGGCTACTACAAGGGCGCCATCGTTGACGCCTACATGGCCGAGAACAGCAACGGCGGCTCCCGCATCGTGATGAAGATCGGCAACATCGAGGGCTTCCCCGGTGCCATCCGGACGACGAGCATCACCATCCCCAACGAGAACACCAAGGCGGGTCTGGTGAACGTCTGGCGTGCGGCCTTCGAGAGCATGGCCTACACCCCGGCGCAGATCGACTCCGGTGCGATCACGGTGCAGCGCCCGCTCATCGTGGACCGCCCCGCCCACTTCTACTACATCCCCGGCGACCGGGATGAGCTGAAGCTCCTCGCCCCCGGCCAGTGGGGCACGCAGAAGCAGGCCTTCGAGGCGCAGGCCTCCAGCAACGCCCAGGGCTCGGCTCTGGGCGCGGCGGCCCAGGGCAACGCGGCGGCTGGCCTCTCGGCCGGTGGTGGCGGCCTGGGTGGCGCGGCGACGGTCAACATGGGCGGTGGCCTCGGTGGCGGCGGCGGTGTCGCCCAGACCAACGGCCTCGGTGGCGGCGGTGCGGCGCAGACCGGCCTCACCCCCCAGCAGCTCATGGCCCAGCTCGGTCAGTAGTTCGCGTCCAGCGCGGTGGTCGGGGCCTTTTCACGAAGGTCCAGGCCACCGCGCTCCCGCTTTGGAGTCCCCATGAGTTCTGTTCCTCCCATCCCCTCTGGGACGCCGTTGATCGGCGGGCCCAAGATGTCCGACTTCGCCCCGCTGACGGGTGAGCAGTTGGCCCAGCTCCGGGAGCCCATCAAGGCTGCCATCGAATCAGGGGTCGATCCCAACCAGATGGGGGCTGTGCCCATAGGGATGCTCGCCCAGTTCTTCGCCACCATCGAAGACTTGCAGACGCAGGTGAAGAAGTGTGTGGGCCCGAGGCTGTCTCCGATCTTCCTTCGGGACCAGCCGATCTCCACGGGTTCGGCAGAAGAGTGAACCCAGCCAAGTCCGAGGCCATGAAGCTGGGCTGTCGTTGCGACGTCTGCCCGCTTCGTGACGAGGATGGGCCTGTGTTTCCGGAGAGGCATCCGGAGGCGCAGGCCGTCTTCGTGGGGGAGTTCCCCAAGGAACAAGATGTGAACGAGGGCCGCCCGTTCACCGATGTTCCTGGGACGCTCTTGACGAACGCGGCCAAGGCGGCCGGGTTCGCGCGCCAGGACATCTACTGGACCACGACGGTCCTCTGCCGTCCGCCCAAGAACGACATGTCGTTGCTTCTGGACAAGGTGAAGGCGCAGAACAGGCAGATCAAGAAGGTCAACCAGGAGCGGCTCAAGGATGCCAAGGCGACGGGCATCCCCAAGGACCAAGTGCCCCAAGAGCCCTTCGTCATCACGCCGATGGATGCCTGCAAGGCTCGCTTGAAGTCGGACCTGTCGGTCTCGGACAACTGGATCGTGGGCGGGAGCCTGCCCATCAAGGCTGTCATCGGCCCTGCCGCCAAGATGTTCGACATGCGGGGCGGGCCCATCACCGCGACCCGGGAGGGCCGCGAGCTGAGGATCATGCCGTCCATCAGCCCCGGGCTTGTGGCAGCGCAGCGGCGTTGGCTCCAGGCCTTGAACACGGACTTTGCCCGAGCGGCCCGATTCTTCGACGGCACGCTCAACTGGGACCGTCCCCACATCACCTACTACCCCAAGGCGCATGAACTCCGGGCCTTCCTCCAGAAGCACTCCGTCCTGTCCTCCGACGTAGAGACGGATGCACGGGAGTGCCTCACTGCCATGCTCCGGTGCATCGCCATCGGGACGGACAAGGAGGTCATGGTCATGGGCTTGCGCCCCAAGTCGGCGGCCTCGCCCCTGAAGGACTTTCACGAGAACCTGGGGGTGGACACCTTCTTCGGGTTCTACCCCGAGCACGATCTCGGCCCTGTCCTGAATGTCCTCCGGGAGTGGCTGGTAGACCCCACGAAGGTCAAGGTCGGCCACAACTTCGGCTACTACGACTTCATCTGCATCGCCAAGCAGTTGGGGGTGAAAGCCGCCCCCATCATCGACACCATGCTCCTGCACAGGCTGGCGGCCTCAGAGCTTCCCCACAGCCTGGGCTTCGTGGGCAGCATGTACACGGACGCCCCGTCGTGGAAGACGACAAGGGACGGCCGGAAGAAGGCGCTGGACGCGGAGACGGACCACGAGCTGCACGAATACTGTGCTCTCGATGTCTCCGTGACCCACGCCGCCCTGCCTCAGCTCTTGGAGGAAGTAGCCCTGCGCGAGCAGGAAGAGGTGATGGCGTGCGACCACAAGCTCCAGTACATCTGCGCCGGGATGCACTGGAACGGGATGTACGTGGACCAGGAGCGGCGCCTGGGCTTCGAGGTCGAGCAGGTCAAGCGTCTGGAGGAGCACAAGAGGGCTGTCGCTGAGATCGCCGGGCGTGCCCTCAACCCAGGGAGCACGCAGCAGCTTCGTCAACTCCTCTTCACGGAATGGCGGCTGAACCCTGACCTCGAAGACAAGGTGAAGTTCACGAAGAAGGGCGATCTGTCCACCTCGGACAGTGTGATCATGGGCTGCCTCCGCATCAAGTCCTTGCGGCCGGATCAGCTCGCCCTCCTCGAATCGGTCCGCTACTACCGCAAAGCCCAGAAGAACCTGGGCACCTACATTACCAAGCTGCGCCCCTCGACAGACCTGGCTTTCGGCTGGGACGAAGAGGAGGAGTACGAGGAGGCGCTCTTCCGGGAGCAGCGGGGTGAGCAGCGGAAGGGCATCGTGGACCCCCGGACGGGCCGCATGTACCCAGGCTACAACGCCCATGTGGCTACGACAGGCCGCCTGTCCAGTTCCTCTCCCATCAACGCGCAGAACTTCCCAGGCTGGCTGCGGGCCATGGTCCGAGCGGCGCCGGGGCACATGTTCGTAGGGGCCGACGCGGACCAGCTCGAACTCCGCATCGCGGCCTCTCGCTGGAACAGCACCAAGTACCTGGAGGCGTTCGAGGCGGAACTGGACCCTCACAGCTCTGTGACGGCCCTCTCCATTTTCGGGGAGCGGTTCATCAAGGCGGCAGGCTGTCCCCCGCCTTGGCCCACGGGGACGAAGTTCAAGGGTGATGCCAAGAAGCTGCGGAACTTGGCCAAGGTGGTCCAGTACGCCTCGCAGTATTGGGCGACCCTCAAGATGATCCACCGCATCATCAGCGAGACCGAGCAGGGCGACCCTGACGACCCCTCCCGTGTCATCCTGCCCTACCTCCGCATCAAGATGAAGCAGGTCCGCTTGATGTACGAGAAGTGGCTGGAGGGCGCTCAGTTCGAGGCTGGCTGGGAGAGCGAGCTGGCCCTCTTCCGCGACCAGAGCTTCTTGCTGGAGCCGGTCATGGGCCGCCGCCGGGACTTCCTCGACGGGGAGAACCGGAACGAGCTGGTCAACTTCCCCATCCAGGGGGCGGGCGCGAGCTTGATGAACCTGGCCATCATCAAGGTGGTCGAGGAGATCCCCTTCGAGAAGTGGGGACCGGGCACGGGCATCGTCAACCAGTGCCACGACTCCATCATGGTGGAGTGTCCGCTGGACGGGGCGACGCTGAGGACAGACGGCACCTGGGATGTGCCCCGGGGGTCGATCCCCTGGCGGGTCAAGCACATCATCGAGGAAGCGATGAACCAGACCCATCCCGGACTCCCTGGAGTCCGATTCACTGCAACGGCCGACTACGGCCTCTACTGGAACGAGGTGTGAGATGAGCAAGACGAACGAGCAGTTGGCGATCGAGTTGGCGCGTGTGGAGGGGAACCTGCGGGACGAGCGGGCCGCGCACAACCGCACTCGGACGCGCCTGATGGACGCGAAGAACCGGATCAAGGTGCTCCAGACCTCGACCTGGGCCGAACAGAACCTCTCCCGCGTGGCCTCGGCCAAGCGGACTGTGGAAGACTTCCTCCAGGCGGTTGAGGACGGAGAGTCTTCGGTCGTGCAGGATACGCTCAAGGCCCTGGTCCGCCGGGACTTGGAGCAGATCAATGCCTGACTACACGGTCCTCGTCATGGATGCGATGGACACGGATGGGGATGAGCTGGAACAGCAGGTGCAGGCGGTCAAGACCGTCCTGAAGAACGCTGCACCCCACATCACTCCAATCTCCCTGCTCGGCACGGAGGCGCATGACCGCTTCTTCGAGCAGTGCGGGAAGGACTGGACCGCGTGGCAGTCGTTCATCGCGGCTGGGGTCCACTACGACAGCCGGGAGCCCATCTGCAACGCGGTCTACTGCCTTGGCACCCGCGTCTCTCGGTCAGCCGGAGCCATCATGGAGGAGGCGCTCGCGGCCAAGCGCATGGGCCTCTGCTGGAGCAACGGTCGCGTCTTCCGGGTGGTCAACGTGGTCGTGGAAGACCCCGAGGACTGGAAGCACGGGTGGGTGCTCACGACCGAGGGGCAAGGGGTTGACCCGTCGGGGTTGACCGGGGTATAGCTGCCCCATGGCACCATTCGTGGACAAGGCTGTAGAGATGCAGCGTCTCGTGAAGGCTCTGCGGTCCCAGGGGAAGACACCCTCTGAGATCGCAGAGCGTGTGGGCGTGGGAGTCCGCACGGTGTACCGGTGGGAGAAGGGAGAGACAGGCCCCCAGAAGCCTCACTTCATGGGTGGTCTCAACCAGATGCTCGCCGAGGTGGCCTGATGGAACCCAAGAAGATCGCCCTCATCGCCCTCGGTGGTCTGGGCGTGGCGGCCTCTGCCTTTGCGGGCAGCCGCTACCTCTTGCGGAACGAAGTCCAGCTCTCCATTGAGGAGTCGGAAGGCTACTCGCGAGCGCTGGTCGCGTCCAAGGCCATGAGCCTCGTCGGCATCGACATCGGCCTGCCTTCCCCCGAGGAGCTGGCGGGCTCCCTGGTCCCCATCGTCTCCACGGTCAGCCCCTATGAGGCGGCCGAGGACATCGTGGTCAACGGCCGTGCGAGCCGGTTCTGGCCGGAAGCCTACCGCCGGTCGGACATCCCTCCGCAGATCGAGCAGTTGCTCATTCGGGTCATGGTGAACCTGGCTCAGCGGGAAGATCAGGCCGCCTGATCTTTCTGTCCGGACGTCATTGACACAGCTCGATTGAGCCCATAGAGTGCTCCCGTACCAACCGGGAGGGCTTCGTGGCCTACTTCAAGAGACTCAAGAGCAACATCAAGGGCGGCGTGGACGTAGAGCTTGGCCCCAAGGTCAACGTCATCTACGGTGGCAACCGCACCAAGAAGACGGCGGTGCAGCAGACGTGGGAGCTGGCCACCCGTGGGTCTGTGAGCGACCTCGCTCTGCGCGAGGACGTTCGGGACACCCGCCTGCTGTTCACCCTGGGTGACGGCACGTCGCTCTGGGCGTCGGCCATCACCGACGAGGACGTGGAGTTCTCCTACTCCACCACGAAGAAGGGCAAGTCGGTCTCGACGCCGGACTTCGATCCTCCAGAGGAGGTCTTGTGGCCTGTCCTGGATGTGGAGTCCATGCTCAAGGGCTCGGCGGAGACGCAGCGGAACTGGATCTTGTCTGTCGCCGGGCAGTTCTCGCGCAAGGACGTCATCGCGCACATCAGCAACGTGGACCTCTACACGACAGAGGCGGAAGACTGCCCGGCCACGTCTGAGCAGGACATCTTGGAGCAGGTCCTCGCTCGCGCCAAGTCCAAGGCTTCGGTCGCCAAGAAGGCCATGACGCGCCACTCGGGGGCGGTCGAGGCCATGAGCCGGGGGCTCGCAGCGGAGCCCTCCGAGGACACCCTGAAGCGAGCCCGCGAGCTGGTGGCTGAGCTGGAGTCCACCTTGCCTGAGCCTGTAGCCCCTGCGCCGGCTCCTTCCATCTTCGCCCCGCCGGCCCCTGCTCGGATCACGGAGGCCCAGGTGGCGGAGGCGCGAGCGGCAGCGGTGGCGGCCATCGGCGTCTACCAGCAGAACAAGGAGGCGCTCCAGGCTGCGCGGGCAGAGCTGGAGCAGACCAAGCTCCCGGCGACGGCGAGCTTGCAGGTCAAGCTGGCAGAGACGGTGCGGGCTGTGGTCCCCTACAACCCGGCGAACTGCATGGTCTGTGGCCAGGCTACTTCTCAGGACTGGTCGGTGCTGGCGGACTACTGGGAGGCTCTGGCAAAGGCGCTCATCCAGCAGCGGGACCGCCACCAGGAGGTCGCTCAGCGGGTGGGTCAGTTGGAGTACCAGACGAAGACCTCGAAGGGACAGGCAGAGTCGGTGGGGCAGCGCTTCTCCCGCCTCCACGGCGCGTTCGAGACGCAGGGCCCCGCCCCCGCCCCCTCCCCTGCGCCGGCTCCGCAGGACAACACCGACCGGGAGGCCTACCAAGATCACGTCCGCCGCATGGGGGAGGCAGCCAAGGACTTGGCTGATCTGGAAGCGGCTGTGGGTGCGTGGCAGCGGGTCCGGGATGAGCGTGAGCTTCTCCGGGAGGCCAAGGACAACCAGCGGGAGTACGAGGCTCTCAAGCAGGACTGCCAGTCGGCCCAGAAGGAGATGGTCCGCTACGCGCTGGACCTGTTCCGGGACACAGTGCAGAGCTTCTTGCCCGATGACATCCGGTTCTCTGTCGAGATCTCGGGCCAGTCTGTCTACATCGGGGTGGAGGGAGAGAACGGCCCGCGCCTGGGCTACTCCGGGGTGGAGTCGGCCGCCGTCACGATGGCGTGTGCTGCTGCCTACATCCAGCTCCGCAAGCATGATGGGCTGGTCGTCATCGCGCCCAAGGAGCGGGCCTGGGATCCCGAGACTCTGGGCGCGGCTGTCCGGTCCTTCCAGAATGCTCCGGGTCAAGTCCTCATCGTGGCTACGGTCCGTCCCAAGGGCCGCTTCGGGAAGGACGTCAATCTCGTGGAGATGGTGTGAGGATCGGCGTCCTCAGCAAGCCAGAGCACTGCAAGTCGCAGGTCTCTGTGCTGAAGCAGGCGGGCCATAAGGTGGAGGTCTTGGGGGGAGACCCTGGGATCTCCGTGCCGGGCCGCATTGACCTGCTGGTCGTCCGTGTCCCTTCCATCTCACACGGCGCCTTCGACGTGGCGAAAGCGTGGGAGAGAGAGGGCAACCCTGTCGTCTACGAAGACGGGGCCCTCCGCATCCTCCAAGCGATCCAAGCGATCGAAGCAATCCAAGCTCTCAAGGAACCCCCCATGCCCACCGGTATTTCTCTCCTCCGCCGCTTCCTCGACATCAACTTGTGGGTCAGTTCGCACCTCACGACGGTCTCTGCGGACTTGCTTCCACAGTTCGTTCCGAACGAGAAAGCCCAAGAGATCTGGGAGCAGATCATGTTGAGCGGCCACAGTGACTCCTTCATCCGCTCAACCACCAGCAGACTGGCCAAGAAGGGTGAGTTCACCCGGCATTCGGTCACCCCCTCTTGGTTGGGGCTGGATGAGGGCACGGTCAAAGGTGCGCTCTGGCCTCATGCCATCCCTTCTGTCTGCATCCACAAGAGTGCGAGGTCAGATCAGAAGGAGAAGATCAAGTCCCTCTTCCGGAACTACCTGCGATCCAAGGGGAGGATCTTGCCAATCTCCGTGCTGCCTCCCCCGGAGAAGGAGCCCGCGCCGCCGGCCCCTCCCCCCGCTCCTCCTCAGATTCAGGGGTGGGAGAAGCTGCCCGTCCTTCCCCCTCTTCGGTCTCAGTCGAGTGAGTCCCCCACGCACTCTGCCCATCCTGCCCCGGAGCTTCCCGAGGAGGTCCGAGTCAGCTTGGACATGCTGCTCGAAGCCATGGTCGCGCACGGGTTCCAGCATGTCGGGGTGGACGCGGACGGCTCCGCGTCCTTCATCCGGCAGGTCTTGGTCGAGGGCAAGGTGAAGCTCGGGAAGGGCTCTTCCAATGACTGAGTTTGACGCTTGGCAGCTTCCCGACGAAGAGACGATGACGTGCGAGGACGGCCTCGTCCAGAACCACTACTACCGGGATCTCCGGTGGATGGAGTGGAGTGACTACGACCAGATCGCGGAGGACGAGTTGCTTCTCCTCACCTGCGGCCACGAAGAAGGGAGCGACGCCTACGAGGGCTTCGCCATCCAGGGGGACAACCAGTGCTGGTACCTCGACCTGGACCCCGGTGTCGCCTCCACGGTCGCAGCACTGGCCGCCGTGGGGGCTGTCCCTGTGACCGCCTGTCGGGGCGGGGAGGGCCACTACGAGAAGTACCCCCTCGTTGCGTTCTGGAGCGGGCCGGAGCACAAGGAAGCGATTGAAGCCGCTGCTACCCAGGTAGGCGCAGACCTCGAAGCAGTCCTCGACTGCCTCGTGGTCTCGTCCTCCGAGGTGGGAACACTCATGGATTTCGCAGAAGCACTGGAGAAGGCATGTCGGAAGTGAAGCTCGATGCGACCCAGAAGGCTGTGGCCTCTTGGGACTTCAAGAAGCAGGGCAACCTGCGGGTCGTGGGAGGGGCAGGCTCGGGGAAGACGGGCACGCTGGCCTACACGGTGGCGAAGGCGCTCCTCGTGGACGGCGTTCCCCCGGAGCGCATCTGTGTGATGGCGTTCAACCGGGACGCTGCGCGGGAGATCCGACGGCGCCTCGAAGGCTTGGTAGGGACAGCAAACCTGGAAGCCATGTCGGTGGGGACGTTTCACGCCATCGGGCGTCGCTGGCTGGCCGCTTCGGACCCGGCGGCCTGGGACATGACCAAGTGCATCGACCTCCCGGCCTCCTCGCGGACTCGGGGCGTCCCCTCGCTCAAGATGCTCTGGAGACGGGCGGTCGTGTTCGGCCAGATGCCGGGCACGGGGGAGCCGTCCCTCGTGGTCGCGGGAGAGCCCGACTACCATCTGCGGGAGGTCCAGCTCTTGCGGGCGGGAGGCCACACGCCAGAGACGGCGAGCCCGAGCCGCGACTGCGCCTGCCTCCTCGAAGCCTGGCACATGGTCCGCAGCGCCAAGAAGGCACTGGGGCTGTGGGACTTCGATGACGTGCTGGAGCACTGGCTGGAAGCGCTCCAGTCTCGCCCGATGGGCTGGTTCGATCTCGTCATCGTGGACGAGGCCCAGGACAACACCCGCATTCGGCTGGACATCGCAGTCGCGTTGGCCGGCACGGAGGGGAACATCGCTTTGATCGGGGACTTGCGGCAGACCGTCAACGTGTGGGCCGGCGCCTACCCCGAGCTGTTCCACCAGGCCGACATCCGGCTCAAGGCGGAGACCCTGACGCTTGGCTACAACTACCGGTCTGTCCCGTCCATCGTGGCCCTCGCCAACGCCTTCGCCAAGGGCAAGCCGTGGAACCTGGGGGACATGCAGCGCCCCTCCCGTGAGGGGGAGCATCCGGTCCTTCCGCCCAAGGCCTACGAGACGGCGGACGACATGTTCAAGGGCTGGGCGCGGGAGATCAAGACGGACCAGGAAGAGGCGGGCAACAAGAGCCGTGCGGTCCTGCTCCGGACGCGAGGCCTCATCACCCACTGCTCTGTCGTCCTGATGGCGGCGGGCATCCCGGTCCAGGTGCAGGGCGCTCCCCCTCCCCTGGAGACGGACGAGGGGAAGGTGATGGTCAACTACATCAAGGCGGTCTACGAGAACGACTTCCGGGCCTTCTGTGAGATCGTGAACCGGCCCAACCGCTACTTCTCCATGAAGCTCCAGGCGGGGCTCAAAGCTCGTCGGCCCAAGGAAGGAGAGTTCGTGGAGGACGTTCTGGTGGACTACATCTACCGGACTCGGACCTCCCCTCGCGTGAGGAAGGGGCTGGAGAAGTTCGCTCGGACCATGGCGTCCTGGCGCCGGAAGCCCTGGGAAGAGGGCGTGGGGGCCATCCTGGCCAGCCTGCTGGGCAACTGGAAGGATGTGGGTGAGGCCCACGAGTCGGACAGCACCAACGTCCTGCGGGCAGCCTTCGGGATGGCGACTCTCTTCCCTTCAGCGGAGGCGTTCCTGAACTTCGCAGACCCGCTCACGCGGCCTGCCGGGATCATCATGCCCCCGGTCATCCTGAGCACCATCCACCGGGCCAAGGGGAGGGAGTGGGATCAAGTCTACATGGACGCCACCCAGGGCTACCTCCCGCTCTACCGGTCGCAGGACAAGGAGCAGCGGGAGGAGGAAGAGCGCCTGTTCTACGTCGCCATGACGCGGGCTCGGCAAGACCTCCTCATCGGCTTCTTCTTTGTGGACCGGAACCCGGACGTGCCCTGCGGTCTGAGCACCTTCGGGGAGTCCCTGTGGGCGGAAGAAGACATCCGGCCGCCGGATCCTGACGTGGACCCCAACAACGGTGCGGAGATCGACGAGATGGGGGGTGTGGACCCCGCAGACCCTTGAGCCTGCTCATCCAAGAGGCGCGGCAGACCCTTCTGGCAGCGTTGCGGGAGGGGGCCTCTCCTTCCGTCTGTGAGGGCTGCCACATGGAGTTCGTGCAGGACAAGGGCTTCGAGCGGCTCTGTCCTGTCTGTTTCAAGCTGGACCGGGGCTACACCCTCTACGCCAGCGACAAGATGCTGCTCTACGCCCAGGAGGGGTGGAAGGCGGCCCAGGCAGAGCATTCAGACTGTCCGGAGCAGACGAAGAAGTGGAAGAGACGGGCGGTCGCGTTCCGAAACGCGGCACGGGCTCGTCTGTCTCAAGAGCGCATCCGTGCGCTCATCCGCCTGTGCCACCCCGACCGGCACGGGAACAGCCCGGAAGCGACCAAGATCACACAATGGCTCCTCGAAATGAGGGCCGAGGAGAAGAGGACATGAAGGAGATCATCGAGTGGGAGAGCCAGGAAGAAGGGACTCCTGACGTCCAGCTTCCTGCCTGCGTGGGGGAAGCGGCCCAGGCCGGACACGCCTCCAGCCTGAACCAGATCAAGGCGCTTGTCAGCGCACTGGAAGGCACCTACGCGGCCTCCCTGGCCGACGTCTACCAGGCAGCCAGGGCGGAAGTGTCGGAGGAGATGGAGGCGGACATGCAGCGGGCAGAGGCCTCTGCCCAAGAAGAGCGGCTTCGGGCTCGGGAGTTCTACGAGCGGAACATCCGGCTGGCAGAGCAGCGGCAGGCGACCGCCCGAGAGCTTGTCAACCAGATGCCTGTCCCCCCCAGCCTGGGGTGCCTCGGAGACATCCCGGCGGTCGTGGAAGACTTCTTCGTGAAGTACGAAGCCTTCCGCAAGGGCCACATCTACCGGCTCGCTGGGGGGGACTGATGCCTGACATGACCATGTGCTCCAACCGGTAGAGGTCAGCGACGGACCTTGAACCACCAGTAGGCGAAGCCTGCGGCTCCTCCAACCAGGGCTGTGCCCCCCAAGGCCCAGACCCACAGAGACAGCGGGCGGCCTTGGGGGAAGCGGCGGCTGATGGCTGACCGCTCCTCCAGGCCGGGCATCCACGAGACGTAGCCAGAGCCCTCCGAGCCCGCCTTGTAGAACTGCTGGCGGGGCTGGCGGGCTGGACAGCTCTGGGCTCCGGGAGGGCAGACGCCGATGTGGACATGGCTGGTGCCCGTGTACCAGATGACTTGATCCAGCTCCGGGTACTCGTCCTTCCGGACCCAGAGCCACGCCGCCAAGTCCCGGTTGCTCATGCCCTCCGGGGTGATGTCTGCGGCCAGCCCGTTGGGGTGCTGGCTCGACGCAGACCCCCCGACCGCTTGGTTCACCGAGGGAGACCGGTAGGCCGAGTTCAGTCGGAACCGGAAGGGGAGGGACTTGAGGAACCGGGTGAGCAGCGCCATGTTGCGGAGATGCGTTCCGCTCTCGGGCTGGTTCGACAGGCCTCTGGAGTCCGCCGTAGGCGAGACGGTCAGGTCTTCGAGGCTGTACTGGCTGGGAACGAAGCTCACCTGCGGGCCAGGAA